TAAACAAACAATTGAAAGTATCAAACTTAATATAAAATCAATTGACGTTGATATTAAAAATAAAAATAATAGTATAATTAATCATACTACCAAGTTATCAAACTCAATTGAACAGAAGAAAACAATTGAGAAGAATATTGAAGACACTAAATTATTAGAAACTCAATATGAAGCATATCAATTGTACACTTCTGCAATTTCAAGAGACGGTATACCATATGATTTGATCAGTAAAGCTCTTCCTACAATTGAAAAGGAAGTTAATAACATATTAAATCAGATCGTTGAATTTACTGTAACTCTACAGACTGATGGTAAAAATGTAACTACACATATTAATTATGAAGATAAGAAGTGGCCATTAGAATTAGCTAGTGGATTGGAAAGATTTATCAGTTCACTGGCTATTAGAGTAGCATTAATTAATGTAAGTAACTTACCAAGACCTAATTTTATAGCTATTGATGAAGGATTTGGATGTGCTGATGCTGATAATCTGTCATCTATGAGTACACTATTTGCCTTTTTGAAGACTAATTTTGACTTTGTTTGGATTATAAGTCACTTGGATGTTATGAGAGATATGGTTGACAACAGAATTGAAATTAAGAAAGAAAACGGATTTAGTAAAATAAGTTTTATATAAAATCTGATAAATATTAACATCTTGAATTTTTTAGCAATATTTATATTTAGTTTTTAAAACTCAAATTTTGAAAGGAAAAATATAACTATGCCAATTCAAGAAGGTGGAAGATTTACGCCGCAGGACACAATTGTAAGTCCTGGGGTATTTACAAGGGAATTAGATTTATCAGGTATTACGCAGGGAGTAGCTGATATTGGTGCAGCAATTGTTGCACCATTCCCAAAGGGCCCTGGCTTTGCTCCAACACTAGTAACCAACGTTTATGACTTGGAAACTAAGTTTGGTGTTGCAGATGGAGTATATTATGGTCCATATACTGCAAAAGAATACTTAAATGAAAAAGGATTTGTAACCGTAGTCAGAGTAGGTGCTTTGACTGGTTATAATCAAGATTATCCATTAGCAATTTATGCTCAAAAAGGTACTTGGAACAGAAACGGGGATATTGGTTCACTTGCTAGTGGATCATCATTCTTAACACCATCTGGTTCATTAGTATCAGGATCTGCTGGTTATTTAGCAGGTGTAACAGTTACTAATACATACGTTACTGCTTCAACAGGTAATTTTATAACTTCAGTCAGTAATCTAACAGGATCAATTCCTACTGCATCATTTACATTTACATTTGCATCAGCAGCAGGTTCTGCAACTAGAGAAGGTTTTGAATCAATAAACGGACCAAGTGGAAGTTTATTGTATTCAGGACAAACCGTAACAACAACTGAAGCTGCATATACTGCGTTTGTCTCTTCCTTAACTGGATCTTGGACATATAATAGCACTTTGGTTTCTGGTAGTAGTTATACCGGTAAACAATTATTGGATTATGGTTTACAAAACACAAGTGTAACATTTACACTACCACTAAGTGTAACATTACAAGGAACATCTACACCATTTGTTAATGCAACATTAATTAGTGGTAGTATAGTATCTTTTAAAGGTACATGTGATTCACCAGTATTAAGAGTACAAGGCATTATATCAGGCTCATTTGGTCAATATAATGGTACCTTCAGTGTAACTGGTAGCGCTCCATATGTTGATGATTGTAACGTATGGCGTTCTGGAAGTGCTGTTTCTGAAACTGTTTTGTTGGCAGTTCTAGCTGATACTAGAAATGCTACAATTACAAATCTATCCTCACCAGGATTCTCTGGATCTGTACTTACCTCTGCAAGTGTACTAACTTCAAATAGTTCAAGTATTGAACAAGATTATTTCTTGACACTAAGTGGAAGTAACTTGGGTTCATATGGTGTATTTGAATTCTCATTGGATTCAACAAGTCCTAAGTATATTGAAAATGTATTTGGTACAGAACTTTGGTCTAACCAATGCTTATACACCATTTATTGTATCTCAAAAAGTTGCCGCAGTAAATGGTGCCACATCAAGATATGAATTGTTCAAAGTTCATACACTATCTGATGGTACAAATACTAATAAACAATATAAGATTGAAATTAGTGATGTTAAATTAGCTGGTACAGTATCAGGAACAGATTGGGGTACATTTACTCTATCTGTACGTGATTACAATGATACAACAAAACGTCCTAAGTATATTGAAACCTTCACAAACTTGTCACTAGATCCAGATTCTAGCAATTTCATTGCACGTAGAATTGGTGACAGATACAACTACATCAGTTACTCCGGTAAGATTATTGAATTTGGTACTTATGCCAATGTCAGTAAGAATATCAGAATTGAAATGACCACCAGTGATTATCCAATAACTGCCGTACCATACGGATTTAATCCATATGATGTACCAGTTGCAGGTGATCTTGATAATGTTGCTACCACAATGAAGTATAGTAGAGCTTCTCTATATGGTACACAACTTGGTAAGTATCCATCTGGTGTTGTATTTGATGCAATTCCAAACACAGATTCTGAATTGGTTGCTCTATATCCAACTGCTTCAACTGGAGTAGAAACTTATAATGACAACATTCAATATTTTGCTCCAGTTCCAAGTGGTGCAACTAACGGTAATAACGTTGGATTTGCTTTGGATGATGTAATTGTTGGAAGTGGTACCGGTTCAATACTTGCCGCAAGTTTGAGTGGTAGCATTCCAAGTACACCAAGTGCTTCTGAATCAACTTATGTTAAACTACGTAAGTTTGTTCTTGGATTCCAAGGTGGATTTGATGGTCAATCACCAACAATTCCAATTAATGTAGGAAGTTCAATTACTCCAGGTAACACTCAAGGTCTAGATTGTACAACAATTTCTAGTGCAGGTTCAGTAGCATACAAACAATGTATTGGTGCTCTTGGAAATGCAGATGAATTTGACATCAACTTGATTGCTCTACCAGGTATTTTCAATCAACATCATTCATACGTAACAACACTAACAATTGATATGTGTGAAGCCCGTGGTGATTGTTTCTACATCATGGATAACGTAACATTCCCATCAAGCAATCAAAGTGTAGGATTGATTGATGCTGCTGTAAGTAACGTAGCTACAATTGACAGTAATTATGTAGGTACTTATTATCCTTGGGTTAAGATCCTAGATACTAACACCAACAAGATTGTAAGTGTACCACCTTCAGTAGTATTACCAGCAGTTTATGCTGCTAATGACAAAGCAAGTGCAGAATGGTTTGCTCCAGCCGGTCTAAACCGTGGTGGTATTCCACAAGCTGTACAAACTCTTGATAGATTGACTCACGCAGAACGTGATACACTCTATGAAGGTCGTGTAAATCCAATTGCAGCATTCCCTGGTCAAGGTATTTGTGTATGGGGTCAAAAGACTCTACAAGTTGAATCAAGTGCTCTAGATAGAATCAACGTCCGTAGATTGTTGATCAACTTGAAGAAGTACATTGCTTCAACCAGTAAGTACCTTGTATTTGAACAAAACGTAGCTGCTACACGTAACCGTTTCTTGAGTATTGTTAACCCATACCTAGAAAACGTACAACAACGTAGTGGATTGTTTGCCTTCCAAGTTAAGATGGATGATACAAACAATACACCAGACATTGTTGATAGAAACATCCTATACGGTCAAATCTATCTACAACCAACCAAGACTGCTGAATTCATAGTGCTTGATTTCAACCTCTTACCAACTGGTGCTACATTCCCTAATGCCTAATTGGTAAATAATTAAACAGAACCCCACTTAGAAATAAGTGGGGTTTTTTCTTTATAAAATCTATTTATATTGTACGATGATTAAGCTGACAGATTTATTATTACAAGAAGCTAAAATTCCAGCTAGTGAACAAGAAATGGATTTATATGCTAAAAAGTATAAAAAGACCATTGATTATTTACGTAGTAAGAATAAAGTATTACTATTAACAACCAGTAATAGATGGGTCAAACACAAGGAAGATGTACCAAAGAGTACTCAATTAGCTCTCAAAATACAAGAATTGCTTGGCAAGGAAAAAGTAACTTTAATTGATACAACCAAGTTAAACATATTTCCATGTGAAGGTAATGTAAGTAGTAACAGAGAATTTGGCGGAAATCATTGTGGTACTGCAAAGGCATTATTGAAAAATAAAGAGCAAAATCCAAGTGGATATCATCGTTGTTGGGCTAGTGTAAATGAAAAAAATGATGAACTATGGAAAATTACCAAGGAATTGTTTGAAAGTGATTGTATAGTATTTTTTGCTAGTATTAGATGGGGTCAGGCTAATGGATACTACCAAAAATTAATTGAAAGATTAACTTGGATTGAAAATAGACACTCAACTTTAGGTGAAAGTAACATAGTAAAAGATATTGATGCAGGTTTTATTGCCGTTGGACAAAATTGGAATGGTAGAGACGTTACAAAAACACAAAAAGCCGTTCTTGAATTTTTTGGATTTAAAACACCTGATGAATTGTTTTGGAACTGGCAATTTACTGACAATCCACTTGATGAAACATCCAGATCTTACAACAAAGCAATTACTGTATTTGATAACACATTTGAAATATGAATAAATTAACTCAATTTTTAGTAGACAGTTTATTAAATGATCCAAAACCAACATTAAATGAAGGTGGTGCTTATGGACATCTAGCACATCCATATGAAGATATGGAATTGACATTCCAAGATTTAAGAAACATGGTGGATCAATCACTATTAGGTGACTTAAAAGCATTTGAAAAAACAGACGGTCAACAACTTTCCTTTACATGGAAAGATGGACAATTGAGACTTGCAAGAAACAAAGGACATCTAAAAAATCAAGGCCAAAATGCTTTGACTAAAGATAGTATCAAAGTAATGTTTTCTGATAAACCACAAAATATTCAAGATGCTTTTAGTTTTGCAGTGGATGATTTATCAAATGCCCTATCAAAAGTTCCAAGAGAAGAGTTGAATCAAATGTTTGGTAATGGTAAAAAGTTTGCAAGTGTTGAAGTAATTTATCCAGCTACAAAGAATGTAATTCCATACAACTTAAGTATGTTGGTATTTCACGGAATTATTGAATATAATGATTTAGGTGAACCAATTGCAGGTGGAGATGCTGAATCTGGTATTATACTTGGCAATTTAATTAAAAATGTAAATGCAGATGTACAAAATACATTTACTATCAGAGGACCAAATAAATTATTGTTATCTAAAGTAAAGAATTTACCACAAAAAAGAAAACAATTCATGACAATGATTGATCAATTGCAAGGATCATTCAGTGATCAAACAAAAATTATTGAGTATCATAAAAATTGGTGGAATAATTTTATCAGAGAAAAGGCAGATTCATTTGGATATTCAATTTCACCTGAAGTATTGAGTTTATTAGTTAAAAGATGGGCAGAATTTGATAAAAGTGTTAGCATAAAAACCATTTTAAAACAAATTGACAATGAAGAATTTAAAAATTTTGTCAGTGCCTTTGATAAAGAAAGTCATGAACAGCAATATAAAAATAACATCAGACCGTTTGAAGAATTATTTTTAAAATTAGGAGTTGAAGTATTGAAAAATGCTGCTGGTTATATGGCTGCTTCACCTGATGATGCTGCTAAACAAATAGCAAGTGATGTATTGATACAAGCAAAAACACTCAAGTCCAAAGGTGCAACGGAAGATCAATTAAACAAATTAAAGAATGAATTACAAAGATTAAAAGTTGTTGGTGGATTGAAAAAAATAGTAGGTTCAGAAGGATTAACATTCTTTTATAATGATAAAATATATAAATTGACTGGTCTTTTTGCTCCTGTAAATCAAATTTTAGGATTATTAAAATATCAAAGATAAATTTAGTTATATATAATATAAAGGTTATTAAATAATATGAAAAGAGCATCAGATAAAAGTAATTTGTCTATTGTAAGAGACTATTTGGATGGTAATAGACCATTTATTCAAGTTGGTTATGATCCAAATTTAGACAATGGTAAAAGAAAAGAAGGTGAAATTTGGGAGGATAGTCAAGGCAATAAATGGATGTGGAAAAATGGTAGCAAAAGAAAAATACCTAAACTTGCTCAAATTAAAATTGAACAAAGATGTAGTATTTGTAATGCAGATACTAAATGGGGAAATTATTTGGATCAAAAATTTTATCCAAAAACAGGCAGATGTTATGATTGTAATATTATTTTTGATAGCAAACTAAAAATACTAGGCGCATTTGTAGATTATGAAAAGCATAAAATTTGTAAAAGTATGCTTTCAGAAATGAATGACTTTAAACAACAAATTGTAGAAAGTATCACTTATCTTGAAGCTGATAATTCAATGCCTAAATTACAATATTTCAATGAAGATGGATCACAAGAGTTTTGGACAGATGATACTGATATGAAGAGTAAAGTATTAACTGATCTTAAAAAGGATTTAATAAACGTCAATGAAAAAATTGATGAGTTAAACAAAAAAATAAGTGAACTTAAGTATGATTCATCTATTGAAGAAAAAGCAAAACAAATGACTTTGGATAAACTTAATAGTCAAGATCAATGAGTGTACAGAAAACATTAAAAGATGTAATCAAAGATGAATACAAGAGATGTCTTGTAGAACCTATGTATTTCATGAAGAAATACGTAAAAATTCAACATCAAACAAGAGGTATTATTCCATTTGAATTGTATCCATTCCAAGAAGAAACATTACAAGACTTTATTGACTATGATAGAAATATTGTATTAAAATCCCGTCAAATGGGTATTTCCACACTTGTTAGTGCATATGCTTTATGGACAATGATATTTAATCCAGGCAAAAACGTACTAATTTTATCTACTGTACAAAACACCTCAAAAGAAATTGTATCAAAAATAAGACTTGCAAATAATAATCTCCCCAGTTGGTTGAAAGTTCCAACCGTTGAAGATAATAGACTATCATTGAAGTTTAAAAATGAATCAAGAGTTCTTGCAGCATCTTCAGCCGCTGATAGCGCACGTGGTTTCAGCGCTTATTTGCTTGTAATGGATGAATGTGCGTTCATTGAAAATGCAGAAGAAGTTTGGACATCTGCTCAACAAACAATGGCTACTGGTGGTAGAGCTATTTTGTTAAGTACACCAAACGGTGTAGGTAATTTCTTCCATCAAATGTGGGTTGACGCAGAATCAAAGAAGAATACCTTTAAAACCATTAGATTGAAGTGGGATAGACATCCAGAAAGAGATCAATCTTGGAGAGATAGACAAACTGCTGAGTTGGGTATTAAACGTGCTGCACAAGAATGTGATACTGAATTTTTGTCTTCTGGTAATACTGTAGTTGATACTGCAATTATTGAAAATTATAGACACAACAAATGTAAAAGTCCAGTAGAAATGCGTGGAGGAGATCATGGATATTGGATATGGGATTATCCTGATTATAGTAGAGATTATATAGTTGCTGCGGACGTTGCAAGAGGTGATGGTGCGGATTATAGTGCTAGTGCAGATCTACAATATGTAGATGTAGAAAAACAATTAACAAATAAGATCAATAGAGATGAAAAAAAGATGATTCCTGGATTTACAAATAGTCAAAAAACAAGACCACTATTGATTTCAAAATTGGAAAGTTATTTTAGAGAAAATTTAGTAGAAGTACGTTCAATTAGATTAATTGATGAATTATCAGTATTTATTTGGGATTCAAATAAAGCAACTGCAATGAGAGGATATAATGATGATTTAGTTATGTCATTGAGTATTGGGTTGTGGGTAAGAGATACAGCATTAAGATTAAGACAACAAACTATGGATTTAAATAGATCAATGTTAGGTGGAATATCTAGAGCAGGTGGTAGTCAGAATGTATATAAACCACAATCATTAAAGAGTCAAGAAGCTTGGCAAATGAACGTTGGATTAACAAATGATAAAAAAGAAAATCTAACTTGGTTACTCTAATATACTTATATATATAACTTATGGCAAATGAAGAATTTCAAATATTAAAACAAAGATCTCTTTTCTCCAAGTTAAGAAGACTGTTTTCCACTGATACAATTGTACGCAATGTAGGTGGTAAGAAATTGAAGGTAGTTGATACAGATCAAGCAATGTATGCAACTGACCGTAATACACTTAGAGATCGTTTTAATAGAATCAGAACCAGTGCATATAATCAATACAGCAGAGATTTTACATTAAGTTATCAAGCTGCACGTATTGAATTATTCCGTGATTATGATACAATGGATATGGACCCTATCATTTCATCTGCACTAGACATTTATGCAGATGAATGCGTTACTAAAAATGAATTGGGTGATATTTTAACAGTCCATTCAGAAGATCAAAACATCAAAGAAATTTTAAATAATTTGTTTTATGACATATTAAATATTGAGTTTAATATGTGGAGTTGGACTAGAAACTTAGTTAAATATGGTGATTTTTATTTGAAGTTATACATTAGTCCTGAATATGGTGTATACTTTGTTGAACCAATGAGTTCTTACAATGTTACCCGTGTTGAAAATAGTGATTTAAATAACAAAAATTATACAAAGTTCCAAGTTAATTTGCCTGAAGGTGGTAAGATTGAAGAACTTGAAAATTATCAAATTGCACACTTTAGATTATTGAGTGACAGTAACTTCTTGCCATATGGTAAGAGTATTATTGAAGGTGGTAGAAGAGTATGGAAACAATTATCATTGATGGAAGACGCAATGTTAATCCACCGTGTAATGCGTGCTCCAGAAAAGAGAGTGTTTAAAGTTGACGTTGGTAATATTCCGCCACAAGAAGTAGATCAATATATGCAAAAGTTGATGGACAAGATGAAAAAGGTTCCATATATTGATGAAAAAACAGGTGATTATAATTTACGTTTTAATTTACAAAACATGGTAGAAGACTTTTATCTACCAGTACGTGGCAGTGATAGTGGTACTAGCATTGAACCCTTGAGTGGTATGGAATTTACTGGTATTGATGACATTCAATATCTTCGTAACAAGATGTTAGCCGCATTAAAGATTCCTAAAGCATTTTTGGGTTATGAAGAAGATTTGAGTGGTAAAGCAACTCTTGCAAGTGAAGACGTAAGATTTGCTAAGACTGTTAATAGAGTACAAAGAATTTTAGTTAGTGAATTGACAAAGATTGCAATCATTCATTTGTATGCACAAGGATATAAAGATTCTTCTCTAGTCAATTTTAGCTTGGAATTAACAAACCCATCCGTAATTTTTGAAAAAGAAAAAGTTGCAATTTGGAGTGATAAAGTAGCCGTTGCAAAGGACATGGTAGAAAATAAGTTATTTAGCAGAAGATGGATCTATAACAACGTATTCAAAATTTCTGAGGATGACATTGAAGTTCAGAAAAATGATATTGTTGATGACGCTAAACAAAATTATAGATTCAAACAAATTGAAGATGAAGGTATTGATCCAGCTAAACCATTCAATAAAATTAAGCCAGAAGAAGGTGAAACTGAAGGAGGTTCAGGAGGTGGAGCAGGTCCAGGACCTGAACCTGGTGCCGGTCCTGAAGGAGGTGCATCTGAAAAACCACCAGAAAAGTTGGCAGAATATGAAAGACCTTCTCAAGCAGGAAAGAAAAAAGCAAGTGATTATTCATTTGGAGAAGATGTTCTTGGTAACTTAGAAAACAATAGATCTGTTAAAAATACTATTGGACATAAATTTAAAAATGATTCTCCATTAAGTCTTGAAAGATTTGATTCTTATTTGAAGGATTACAAGACTGAAAATAGAGAATTATTGAAGGAATTTAAATCAAAAAACAAACCAAGTTACTTGGATGAAAGTAATATACTATGAAATCACTGAAAGGATTCATAAATATTGTATATAAAATGATTTTTACATAAAAATAACTATATTTATAAAATAACTAGAAAAAGAATATATGCAAATAGCTAAAGCTAAGCACTCTAAATTTAGGAACACAGGCATTCTTTTTGAACTGCTCACTCGGCAAATTACTGCTGATATCCTTGCCGGAAAGGATGAATCTATTGCTAAAACCCTTCTCTTTAAATACTTTAAAGAAAACAAAGAATTAGGAAAAGAATGGCAATTATATAGCTTTTTATTAAATGAAAAAGCAAAAGATGAAGTACAAGCTGAAAAATACATCAATGTCGTCTTGAAACAAAGAGAAAAAATTGATGATAAAAAGTTAGTTCAAGAAAAATATAATTTAATCAAAGAAATAAAGGAAACTTATCCTATTGAAGATTTGTTGAAGTCAAATCTAAAAAATTATAAGACGTTTGCATCTATTTACAAAGTATTTGAAGACCATGTAAATGACAAAGTGAAGTTTGACATGAATGAGATCATTCAGTCCAGAACAGTCATCACTGAAAATTTATGCGGTAAGAAAAAACAAATTAATGAATCTGAAGATAACTTAATAAACATCTATAAACAACAAAGTGAAGAAGTACGTTTATTAAGTTATAAACTTTTGATTGAAAGTCTAAATGAAAAATATAAAGGACTAGATACAAATCAAAAGAATCTGTTAAAAGAATATATCAATAACATTTCAAATACAAATTCACTTAATAAATTGATTGTAAGTGAAATTGAAAATGTTAAATCTCAATTAACAGAGTGCTTATCAAAAATTGATAATGATATTATCAAAATTAAAATCAATGAAGTAGTAAAACAATTGAATAACGTAAAACCTTCTTCAAATGTAAAAGATAACCAAATCATGGTTTTGTTGCTTTCATATGAACTTCTAAAAGAAATCAAAAATAAACTTTAATATTATGAGTGATAAAAACAAAAAACTAATCGTTGGTGATTTCAAAAAGGCCCTAAAAGAATTGGTAAAACAAGTAATGGATGAAATCAGCACAACCGGTGGTGTTGGTCCTACCGCAGTACCAAATTGGGTAAGTAAAAATGCAAAGGGTCGTCCAGATATAGCTACAAAATCTCTTGACGGATATAAACTAGCAGAAAAGAAGGGTGAAAAGAAACTTACACCAGTAGGTAAAGAAAAAACACCTGACGTAGTTAAAGGTCCAACAAGTAAGGGAGTAAAGTCAGATGATCTTTATATTCTTCACAAAAGAAGAGCAATTGCCGCTTCTAAGAATGATAAAAAAGACACACAACATTATGACAATTTGATTGCTACAGGTGAAAAACAATTGGGTTATAAGCCAGGCGCAAGCAAAAAGAAATAATATGAATATCAGTCTTAAAAAACTTATATTTGAAGCAGAAGGTGATGTACCACCACAAAAGGGTGCAAAACCACCTACACAAGCTCCCGCAGCTGCTCCAAAAGCTGCTCCGGCACCAAAATCACCACCAACACCAGCTCCAGCAGCAGAAAAACAACCATCTGCTCCATCTGGTGGTGAAGGTGATGCAAATACATTTAATGTTAAGTTTGATTTAGATGACTTTGAAACAAAGGTTTCTAACTCAACTGAACAAGCAAAAAATGATTTTCAAAGCAAAATTTTGCAAAAGATTTCAAACAAACAAGTAAGATTGGTTAGAGCCGCAAAAGGTTTTGGTCAACCTGAAAGAGAATATGTTGTTAATGTTGCGGATGTCAAAATTGAATTTTGGTATCAAAAGTACGTTGTTGTAATTACTGGTAGAGAACAAAACAAACAAAAGGAAAGTGATTTCCATTTGACTGCTCCATATGTCATAAAGATTATGGGACAAGCTCAACCATCTAAATCTAAAAAACAAACACAACCAGCTGCTCCAAAACCAGTTCAAACACCACAAAACACTGCAACAAAGGGATTGTAATATGGAAAGAAAATTAATAGTAGATTGTATAACATTTGATATTTCAAAAGACGTAATAAATGAAGCCATGTCAAAAGGCGGACCATTTATTGTAAAAGGAATTTTGCAAAGAGCTGGCGCAAAAAACCAAAATGGTAGAATTTATCCAAAAGAAATTTTGGAACGTGAAGCAAATAAATACAATGAAAACTTCATCAAAGAACGTAGAGCTTTGGGTGAATTAGATCATCCAGATAGTAGCGTTGTCAACTTGAAAAATGTAAGTCACAACGTAACAAAAGTAATGTGGGATGGTGATGATTTGATCGGTGAAGTAGAAGTATTACCTACACCAAGTGGTAATATTCTAAAAGAATTATTTGCATCTGGAATTAGATTAGGTATTAGTTCTAGAGGAATGGGCAGTGTAAAGAAGAATGTTTATGAATCTGCTGATGAAGTTCAAGATGATTTTGAATTGATTGCATTTGACTTTGTAAGCAATCCATCTACCAGAGGTGCTTTTTTATATCCAAAGGATCAACAATCTTTACAAGAAGGTGTAGTTAAGAATCCTGAAACAAATAAATGGGACAGTGTTGAGAATATTATTAGAGATATTCTTGGTGAAATTAAGTCATAAACACAAAATATTTTATATTTATAACATATGATTAAACTAAAAACTTTAATTGAAGAAAATGCAGCTGCTGCTGGTCAACAACCTGTTAGTACAGAACCACAAAAAATGACCAAAGAAGACAAAAAGATGTTGGCTAAAATGGTAGCAGAATACAATGAGTACGGCAAAGTATTACGTAATGTAAATGAAATTGCTCAAGTATCTGAAAAGCTTTGTAAGATTGCTGGCATGGCAGAAAATTATGCATTACAAGAATGTGGTGATTGGATGCAAGCCAATGTAGCTAAGAGACACTTTGCTGAATTGAAGAAGTTGTCTGAAGGATTTCGTAAATTAGCATCTGAATGTTATGAAAATAACAAACAAATGACTGCTCTATATGAAGATATGGGACACATTTATGAAAAGTATTTTGAAATTAATGATCCTAAATAACTAAACGCTAAACTGTGGTAAAAGAAAACCCCGCCTTCTGGCGGGGTTTTTATTTTTAAGGTGTTTCAACTGAACCAAACGTGTTAATCATATCCATCATTTGATCAAAGTTTTTATACACATGTTTTCTATCATTCATTACTAACCAATATCCTTGGGCAGTTTTATAAATAACAAAGTTTAATGATGTCATATCACTATTTCTGTCAACTTTTAGTCTGAACCTTGTGTCACCATCAGGTTCAAATCCCATACCAATTAACATGTCTACTTCTTTCCAATCCCAACCATTTGGATGGTCAATATCATCAATTTTATATTCACCGTTGGTATCATCAAAACCTTCTTTTTTAATAAATGATTTTAAATGGGTCATATATTTACTTTCATTGAACGGTTAATAAAATTATACAATTTACTTTCAATTTTACTCTTTTTACTTAAATCTGTTTTTTCTCCTTCAATTAATGCTTTGATTGGATCAGACAATTTAGAATATACTATGGTTTTTTCTTCTAAACTAGCAGCATTTTTCTTTTCTACATAAAATATAATATACTTAAAACTAGTTTTACTACTATCAGCTTCATTTATTAGTTTTTTAATTACAAAATAGAATGTATTTTCACCAATAGTTTTTTCAAAACTTAACTCCATACCTCTGTCAGTATCTTCATTGTTAATCTGTACAATTTCTTTAATTTTATCAATTTCAAACTGTTCAAAATTAATACCTTTGTTTTTTGTCAATTCAGCTTTTAGTGTTACGTCATTCACTTCAGAATTTGCTGTTTCACTTAGTAATGTTTCTTTAAGAGATCTACGCAATACTTCTTTCAATTTA